TCATGAGCGGCAGGCTGCCTTTGTTTCAGTGTATCGCATAGAAGCAGTCCGCGAAACGGAAGAGAGAAAAATGCATGCAAAGCCAAAAGGAGGAAATTATCATGGAGGTTCGTTTCGGAGACTGCGTAGAAGCGGCGCTCCGCTGTGCGCGGTTCCGCTTGTACTGATTTTACCTTACTTCACCCCGTTTCGGGAGTGCCGGGGCATCACAAAATAAACGGTGCCTTTCTATGCAATTTGTACAATTCATACAGTGCTGAAGTCTGGCCAGATCTCTGCAAGAGCTTTGCAACCCCGGTTAATACGCTTCCTGACAATATCAACACCGGAAACCCCGGTTTCATCGGCAATCTGATCCTGCGTTTTTCCATTAACGTAAAAATCTACGATCGCATTTGCGCACTCTGTAGCAACGACAAGGCAATATGCCCGCTTTGTTGCCTCGTTCTGCAACGCTGTCAGCCGCTTCACCATCTCTCGATACCGCGTCTGCTCCTCAATGATATCCACAGCAGCATTACCGATTTTGTCTCCGTTTCCTGACGCAGTAGGCATACCGGAAAGGTTCTGCGTAATCTTGGTAGCGCTGCCATAGATCCTGTGAATACGTTCAAGTTGCCTATCCACGTCTATCTTGTAGTCCCTGCACTGTTGAAACCATGCCTTGACATCGCGGTAGTCTACACCGTCTCGCTTTTCATTTTCAGGTGCACATGTGAAGATCATCTTTTTTCTCCTTTACTCCCTCCAAAAATAGCAACACTCCGGGCGCTGCGAACGGGACGCGGTACTCTGCCAAATCCGCAGGGGTGATGTACTTTCGGCCAAACAAGCTCTTCATGTCGCGCCAAACGGCCCACGGGACGCGGTAGAAAGCCCTGCCGCTAAATGAGCAAGTACAAAGGCGACACCTCCGAGGGCTTCTGTGCGGCTCAGACGGAGCGCTTGTGCGGCCAACACACGATCAAAGGTCAGCCGGTCACTGTCAGTGTGCTTTGCTTCAAAATTGATGGCTCTTCCGCCTTTGAGAACGCCCTTGTAGTCCGGCTGGGCCTGTTTCGTGTAGCAGGCAAGGAACCGGCCAGCACGGTCTGGGCTTCCGATCGGACGCATAGGTTCCGGGGTCTTTTCGATGTCTGCAAGGCCGATGGATCTGTAATAGGCGCAGGCATTGTCAATGATGCTTTCAAAGCCAGCGCCCTCTGCGCGGCTTCGGGCACCGGTATAGCTGCGGCGAATACTGGCAGCCGTTCTTCGGTTATTCATTGCTCAATTCCTCCACATAGCACCAGCTTTGGGGCGGACGACGGAGTCTAAGGCCATCCAGTCCATAGCAAAATGCGCAGTGTACATCTTTCTTCTTGCCAATTGCGCATTTCTTGCACCACAGTTCGTTTTCCTCGACAGCACGGTGAAAGCACATGATGTCTTTCGGCTGATTATAAATTTTCAGGTCAGAGATGTGCCAGCCGTAGCCATTACGACCTTGCAGATATTTTTTAGCGGCTGCTTCGGTCAGACAGGCAGCTTGAAGCAGTTCGCCAGCTGGTTTATACCACCCGTCCAATGTCAAAATGTTTATGTCCATCATCGTTCCGACGTGGACGAGCTTGTCGATTTTATCGCATGTAAACTCGCCAATGATATTGCCATCCAACCGCCGCCATCCTTTGCCCGGGACAATTAGGAGCCAGCCTATTTTGGATTTGCTTTTCGTGCAATAGACATAGCACTTAAATGGAGTCTCCAGCTTCGGGCTGGTCCTGCGCACCTCAAGGGTCTTTTGCCTCCGAATGATGAGGTCGCACCATTCAGGCCGGATACTCAAAAGGACTGCTTTCATGCTCGTACCTCTCCCTTCAGTAATACTCGATCTCCACCAGAGATGTGGATACCAGCTCAAATCGTCCATCTTCCAGAGGGATTTGCAGGAGCTGGTACTCTCGCTCTGAAGAAAGTTTCGGGTCTGGCACCAGCTCACCAAAGTTGTCCACGGTAATGGTGTACTTCGGCTTACGCCTACCGGCATAGCCAACTTTTTCAATTGCCGGGGAGTAGACCGTGACATGGTAGCAAGGGTGGTCAGCAGTTTCAGCTTCAGTTTTAGTTTCAGCATCAGCAGATGTCGAACTACAGGATGTAAACCACAGCGTCACAATTAGCAATGCTGCTGACACGATAAAGCAGACCATTCTCTTTTCGGTTTTCATGCTTCACTTCTCCTCCTCAAAAGTCCCAGTCGGAAGGAACACCGAGACGGCATTCTCCATCGCCATCGTTACTGGTCGGCTTATCGAACGGGCACCCCGGGCAGCCATTTCCAGCCGCCAAATGGCAATGGCAAAAATCCATCAAATAATGGGCCATGTCCTCCGGACTCATAGTGTCGGTTTCAGGGTTAGATTTCGCTTGATCATTCATCGTCGCCCCTCCAATACTCCACAAAATAGGTCAAAGTAGATTTGCCGCTGCGCTTTTCCTTTCCCACGCGGACGGTGTAGCCGTTCATCGACAGGACGACGACCAGCGCTTTCCGGTCCTCCACCTTGTCGCAGTCAATCTTGTAATGCTGTGACATGTATTCATCCTCCGTGCCGCTACTTGTATAATCAGCAGCGGTTTATGTAACTGTGTTTGTATTTCAGACCTTGAGATCGCTTTGCGGGCGTTCCAGCCAGTCGCGGACGGTATCTTCGGACGGCGCGCCGTCGTCGCACAAGGCCAGAACCGCCGGAACCAGCTTCCGGGCCATTTCTTCGTCATCCATGTCACGGATAGTGTCTCCGATCGTGGTCTGATCGCTCGTTCTGATTTCCAGCGCCAGCTTCACGACGGAGCCGTCCTGACGGGTCCACGAGCAAATAAGGCTCTGGCCGCCGATCTTTTCCAATGTGGTCAACATCGTATCGCGACAGGCGGCGATAATCGTTTCAGCTCTTTCCATTACCTGTACTCCTTTCCGGTGGCCTTGTCCCTCAGCGGGATGCGGCCTATGATCTCGAACCCTGCGATACCGGCCATCTGGCGCAGCAGGGGAACGATGTCTCCGATTCTGTCAAGCCGGGCGGCTTCCTTCTGGTACTCGTCCCGGCAGATGTTGCGCATGGCTGCGGTCGGTGTCGGGTCTGCATAGTGCTCGGCATTCCGGCCCATATTTTCCTTGCTCATGTTCTCACCCTCTCTCTTCCCACAAATACGCCCGAGAACAGGCGTTCTCCGATGGTATAGTGATAATACCGGTGTCCTGCCGGAACGCCGTCTGCAGGGCCATCTGCCGGTCTGAGCACCATCGGATGACTAGCGACCTGAACGACATACTCACCGCCCTGCACAAGCCGCTGCATCCAGCTTTCTGCAGGTGTAGCATCAACCCGGCTTCCATCCATACAGCAGACTGCTACGGCAGGCGGAACAGGGGACAGCATTGTGAAAAGCGAAAGCTGTTCGACTTCAATCACGGCGCACCTCCTACTTTGTAGATCAGAGCCACAGCAAGCATCCAAATCATAAAAGCGGTAGTTGCTGCAAGAGCTATGGGGTGATCGCGCAGCAGCCAGACAAGCGCATAGCAGACTGCCATGATAGCTGCAACAACAGCAACCATAAACGTTGCGGCGAACATCGCAAATCCTAATGTCATGAGCGTTTTTCCTCCGGCAGTTCAGGCATCGGCATCCAAAGAGGAAAAGTATCCGGTGCACCTGCCACGATGTCCCACGTTGCTGATTGAGCAAAAGTCGCATCCATGTACTTCACGAGAACTTTTCCGTGCGCAGAATCTTTTTCAGTCGGCGGCTCTTCTGCGGTCTTGCGCCAACGCTGGACATCAGGGACGGCTGCCGTCGGAGTGCTTTCAACAATGCAAACAAGCTGTTCCAACTCGTTCTCCATGTATGGGTTATACCAGCCGCCCAGGATTTCCGGGGCCATGTCGCGGATTCTCTGGATCACGTCCTCCGCGTAGACCATACGTTTTTCGCTCATTTTGTAATCTCCTCCGGCGGCAGCGGCATCCAGCCCACCACGGGGCGGTCTATCTTGTTGTTGTAAACGTCGTCCGGGTTGAAGTGGCGGTATTCCCACCAGCCTTTCGGGATTTTGTAGTCGTCCCGCTCCTCGTCGTATGTCCCCCAATCGGGAAGGTCTTCCCAATACCATGCGCTATCTTGTAAAAAAACGCTCCCGTCTTCATAGTGCGCTGTCGTAATACTGTATCCGTCAATATCGTTGCGGTACAAAATCAGCACTTCGGTTTCGACCTTGGGCGGGTCCGTTTCAGGGTTGCGCCATGTCGGCTGCAGTGTTTCCGGGTCAATGGTTGGTGCGCTACTCACCATGTCCGCACAGCTTTCGGCGGTGCTTTCACACTCGTTTGTGGTTTCACAACCAACGTACCGAGCATATTCCAGCATTTCCTTTTCGAGAGAAATTGCGTCAATCAGCCTAACTTCATCCATCGTCCCATCCCCCTCACTTCACAGACGGGTTTACACGTTCCACCAGCTCACAGCCGGGCACTGTCGTGCCGGTCTTGAGCAGGGCCGCAATGGCCGTCTTGTTGGGTGTGCGGGTGGTCTTCTCGGTCATGTACTCGGCAGGAACTGCAGCCTCATCCAGCACGCAGACGACCTTGCTGCGGCGAAAGCTCACCGCGCACCGGTCACTGCTGAAGTTCTGCCCACCCAAAGCATCGGTCAGATAGTGCTTGAGACTGTCGATCTTGCGCTTTGCGGCTGCCTTGCGGTCAGCAAAAGCCTTTTCCTGCGCTTCAAAGGCCGCAACATCGGCTTCGAGATTCTTTACCCAGCAGGCGATGTTGTCCACCTTCTCGGCCTTTGCCATGTTCAGCTCTTCCAGCCGGTCGATGTCCATAACCTCGCCGGTCTCCTGATCGATGCAGTCCAAAATCTGCGAGTTGATCTCATACAGGTTCATAGTGCTTTTTACCTCCATGCGTTCAGAGCACGATAAACGGCCATGAACGGCGTTTTGCGTTTTGTGGTATAAAACTTTGCCGGTTTACCCTAAAACCATGCTCAGAGGGCCGCGTATGCCGGTCTGAGCGCGTGTGTACCGGCTATTGCTTTTTCAACGGCCTTCGCCGGGCTGCGTCTGCCAGAAAATTCTTTGCATTTTCGGCTTCCTCTGCCGGGCGGCTTGCCATGAACGCCCGGTTGCGCGGGGCATTCGCCTTTTTTGCTTCATCCCTATCACGGGATATCCACCCGGATGCTGCTGCCTTCCAGTTTTTCATGGGATTCCGGCCCACCTTCCAGCCGTTGGATTCGTAATAGGCATGGAACCGAATAGCCTGCCCTTCCGTTCCGCCCTTCTCCGCAAAGTAACTTTTCACCGTTTCAACATCAGGCGGTGAAAACCTGCTTTTGAGGGTAGGGGGCAGCGCTTCAGCGCTATTACTATCAGATACTTTAGTATCTGAATTATTATTATTTTTGTTTTTATTATAGGTTTTATCGGTTTCTGTGGGTTTCTCGGAAAACCCATGGGTTTCTGTGAGTTCTTCTGCAATCCCGTCGGTTTCAGTGGCTTTTCTGGGCCTTCCGCCTTTTTTACCATTTTGTCGATTTGCAAAAATAGAGCGTTGGTACGTCTCAATGCTCCCGTTCATTGCTTCTCGCTGGGATTCAAACGCCACCTGTTCGATAAGCTCAAGGCCTTCCGGTTCGCTCCCGGTTTCCACATAGGCCCGCATAGCGTTCACGACATGACGGAACTCTGAATCTGGCAGAATATCCAACATCTTGAACGATGTGAACAGGATCAGCAGCCCTTTCGGGCGGGACATTTCGATATCGTCCACCACTAACCACCTCCTTTCCGTTTTTGAAAACCAAATGGTTTTTGAAAAAACCGATGGGTTTTCTTGGGTTTTTACAGGTCAATGATCTTAACCTCTAATGGCTGCGACCTCTGCATCTGACAGACCCTTACTGAGAAGAAGCTTTGCCTTGCGCACCTCTTCCGGCATAATATATCTTGTTGCTGACATTTTTCTCTCCCTCATTTCTGCCGCTCAGAACGGCAAATCTTCATCATCGTTGATAACGGCAAAATCGTCCGTGCCGGTCTCAGCCGCCTGCTGGGCGCTCTGAGCGTTTCTAGCTTCGCGGGAATAACTTTCCGTCTGTTCATCAAACCCCCGTGTAGACGTGCTGTCAGGGGCTTTCGAGCCGCAAAAGCTTGCCTCCCGCACCTGAATCTCATAGGCAGTGCGGTTGTTGCCCTGCTTGTCCTGATATTTCCGGGTCTGCAAGCTGCCATTGACGGCGATCATGCTGCCCTTACTGAAATACTGGGACACGAACTGTGCCGTTTTGCCCCATGCAACGCAGGGCAAGAAATCCGTCTCGCGCTGGCCATTTGCAGAATAGCTGCGTTCGCAGGCGATATCAAAAGAGCAGACTTCCCTGCCGCTTGTGGTGGTGCGGAGTTCCGGGGTGTGGGTCAGGCGGCCCATAATTGCAATCGTGTTCAGCATAGATCAGTCCTCCTTCGGCTGTTTCTGGGCACACGTCCAGCACAGGACGCGCCCAAACTTCTTCTTGGTGCTTGCGGCGGTCTCTGCCGGTTCCACGGTGCGGCCCTTATAGGTCACCGGCTGCAAGGGCTTGCCGCAGCAGGCGCAGACAAAAGACTTTTCCTGTACAGGCTGCGATTTCGGAGCAGGAGCTTCACGCTTCGGAGCAGGAGCTTCACGCTTCTGAGCAGGCTGCTTCTGCGGCTTGTTCACACCTGCGGGGTTTCGACCTTCTGCCGCATGATACTCGTCCGTGTCGGCATCCTTGGTATCGTCGATGCAGAACAGGCCGTTCAGGGCATACTTGCGGGCGTAGCTGCTGGATGTTCCCGTCACCTGTGCAGCGTCCATCTTGGTTTTTTGCTCCGGCTCTCTTGCGTATGCCTTCACGGAAATGCAGCCGCCATCCAGAGATTCCAATTTTGCAGTGGCTTCGATGTAGTGCCACCCCTCAAGAACCTTCGGTTCATCGGAGAGCGTAAGCAGCAGGTCATGAGCCTTGAGAATAGGCTTCACTGCTTCCAAAATGTCCTCACAGGAACGATACCTGTACCCGCCGAAGGTGTTCATCTGCCCTTTAGGGGCCTTGAGTTCGCTCTGCACAGCGGCCAGAGCGGCGTAAATGCTTGTGCTTTCCATTACTCTTCATCCTCCTGATCTTCGGTCTGTTCTGCCCCTCGCTGCAGGAAATAGTAGTCATCCGGCGGCTCAAGTGCCGGGCCGAATCCGTCAAGGGCGAGATCATACATCGGGTTCATACTGTCACCTCCGGTGCCGGGTCAATGGCGACAGGGGAGGCATCCGGTGCTGGAATCAGCTTTCCAGCGGTCAAACGCTGCGGAGCAGGGGAGTGCTGCGTTTCACTTGCAGGCTTCCCGAACTTGACCTCGGCACCCAGATCTTTGACCTCGACCGTGACGCGCAGGCGGTACAGGCTTCCTGCTTGACCGAGGGTAGAATAGACATCGTTCATCAGCTTGTCGATGACTTCCGGGACATAGTTCCCGCCCACAAACCTGCCGTCGCTCGAAAAGCGGCCCTGAATCTCAACATAATTTTTTTCCATCTGTAAAAACCTCCGATTTTGTGGTATCATCGGGGTGATGAAGTCGTTCAAACTCACCATCCCTTGCAGCTCGTCGGTGTTGGCGCACCGGCGGGCTTTTTTCGTATAGTGC